TACTATCAAACAAGAGAAGAAGAAAGTTATGTTGAGTTAGGCAGTCCTTTAACTTCCTTTGACAATATTTATAAGTCTATGCAGGAAGCACAAAAGGCAGTTAATGAAGATACTCTTAGAAACCTAACTGAAATAAACAAGCTCTACTTTTAATTTAGATATGCGGTGGGCGCTGCTGTGGGTAACCTTAACCTAGTCTTTGGGAACTAATACCGGTGCCCGCCGCTTCATATATATATACTAAATAAGAAAAGGAGTTTCTATAATGGAATGGACAGTTGTTACAGTTATCATTGCTCTTGTAGGCTTATTTATGACTGTTGGAAAACCTGTTATTAATCTTAATAGCTCAATTACTCGTTTACAAGATGCAATAGATGAATTAAGAGAAGATATTAAAGTTTTAACCAGTAGAACTGATAATCAAGAAGAGAGATTACAAAACCATGAAACCAGGATTTCTATTCTTGAAGAAAAACAAAAGAAAGAGAGTTAGGAATAAAAAAAATGCGGCAATCACCACAATTAAGTAAAGTGATTGCCGCCTTTTTTATTTGCCCTTAACTAAATATTTATCTAAAGATTTCTTATTGTAGAAATGTTCCCAATGCATTCCATAGTAATCTTTATATAACTGTTCTTTTGTATATTCTTTATGGGTATTATAAAAGTTGATATAACCCTTTAAAACCATAACTTCTGTTTCCATTTTGATTTCTCTCATAATATTGTTCCTCCTGATAATAATATTTTTAATTAGTTTTAACATGAACTGTTCCGTACAATATAATAGTATTGTCTGGAACAGTTTCTGTTATAAGTAATAGTTTTATTAAAAGATAAATTCTCCATTAGGTCCAGTGCAATTATTCATTGGATTGAACTTAACTTGTTCTTCTACAATTTCTTCTGCTTCCTCTGGTATTTCAATATCTGCTACAACAAGAGCAGAAAGTCTGTAGATTTCTTTTAAATCTGTATCTTTAAAAGCATTAAAGTTCCAACCTTTAACCTTATAATAAACTATCTTAGTTGTTTCCCATAATTTGTTCATAGCTATCTTCCAGCGGTTTGGGTTTCTACTATCCGCCACACCAATAGCCTGAGAATATTCAAGGTCAGCCGCCTCTAAGTATTCCTTTCTTTTGTTGAACCAATCTTCCATTGCCGCAACTTCTTCTTCTTCTGACATCCCTACTACATCTTGACATTTCTCTCCACATACATAAGTTGTGTACCAATATTCATATTGAGAATCATCTTTAATCATCATATTTTTTTCAACTAATTTTGCATTATATTTTCTTAATGTTCTATCAGACACTTCAATTCCAAATTCATCACCTATTATCTTTGCTCTTGTTTCCCACGGCGTTGTAAGAAATAAATCATCATCAATTATTTTAAAAAAGAAAGCGGCAAATGCTTTATAATCAGCTCTAACATCTAAGTCTAACTTTCTCATTAAAAGGCTTTTCAGTTGCTCTTCTGGTTTGCACATATCAGGTGTTTCAATAATGTTTACACCTTTTCTTCGAATCCACTCATAGCGGTATCCCCATTTTGTGAGATTATTAGTAATAGTCTCCTTTCTCTTGGTATCCATTAATTCTTTTATTTCTGCTAATGGATAGAATCTTAATTCCAACGTAATCATTTAAAATCTTTTCTCCTCTCATAATTAGAATCCCATAGAATCTAAATAAGTGACCAGCTTATCAAGATTTTCATCTGTCATTCTACGGGATTTCCCTGTTAATTTTTCCATTTTCCCTCTTGATAATCCAGCTTGTTCAGCCATCTTATTATAAGGAATACCCATTTCTGATTTTAATTTGTAAACTCTCTCATAGACTTTCTGTACTCTTGTTTCATGATTAGCTACTGTTCTTAATGCTTCTACTGTTTCAGGTATTCTTGCCATAAAACTTTTCTCCTTTTTCTAATTTTTTATTTTCTTTGACACTATATATGAAAATTATTTTTAATTGTTTTCATGGTTTTGTCCAAAATTTCCACCAACCCTCTTAAAAGAAAAGAGGGGCAGATGGTCGGTCATACCCCCATGATTACGTTCAAAATAATTTTCATTTTTCTATCTCTATTATAATATAAAATTTTGGCTTTGTCAATTATTTACCTTTGTCCAAAAATTTTGACAGATTTAATCAACAAGCAATTTATTATACATATCTTCAATATAGGTACTGAATTTAAGCCAGTTATCTTTGTTCATTGTATCTCTATAGCAAGCCGCAAAATTAGCAAGAGTTCCATAACCTATTTTACATTCTCTACTCATTGCCGCATAGCTAATACCTTTTTTATCATGTAGTTCCCAGCACATACCCCTTATTGTTTCCATATAATCTACATTTTTACAGCTCTTATCTGTAAATTCATTTATCTTTTTCATGGTTTATTGTCTCCTTTTATTTTAGCCTATTGTTGTTGTTCTCTTAAAACTTTAGAAAAATCTTCACAAAAAAGTTTTAAGAGGAGGCGGGTAAGTGGCTTATGCTTACCCGCTTTTGACAACAACCATTAAAGAGAATCGGTTTGGTATTTAATAAAGTCAAAATATATGACCTTTCATATATATATAAAAATTTCTATGAATGGTTTAATAGACATTGTCCAAACTTTTATCTTTTCTATACTACTATTATACCAAAAATTTTTCAGTTTGTCAAATTTTATTCTCAGCAAATTTTACTTATTTGCTTCTTTGAATGACCGCCGCCCGCCTTTGGTATCATAGTATTAAGTGGAGGTAGATATTTACCTATATATTCATCTTCTTTTGTTTCTAAGTCTTCTATATCACAGTACTCTAGGAGATTAATAGATATGGCATGACCTAAGTTATAAGCTCTTCTTAGCTCTTGATACATAGGTCTATTATATTCTTTACTTTCATTGCAGAAAACATGGCATTTATGAGCAATCCAGCGGTTTAACAGGTTAGTTGACTTTCCAATATAAACAAGATTTCCATCACAATAGATAGCATAAATACCTACCTTTTTATCATATTTTTCTTTTTGCTCTTGAGAACATTGATTATATAAGTCCTCAATCATCTTTCTATGGTTGTCTGTCATTGTTAATTTCTCCTCTCAATGTTTGGTTTTTAAATATTTTTTATAGGAAGTTATAAGATAAGCCATTTCTTACTCCCTCATATATATATAAAAAATATTTGTGAAGATTTATCTAAATTTGTCCTGAGTTAGCAAAAAAATTTTTATTACCTAGTTAAAATATTCTTGACACTCAGGTAAAAAAGGAGTATAATAAAAGAGAAGAAAAAAAAATGGACAAATCCTAATAAATGAACTAAGAGTTTTTTTATATATAATAGAAACAGAGAAAGGAGAAAACTGATGGTTTATAAAGAATATGACCCTACAAGAGTCAACATTAGACCAAAGACTTGGCAGAAATACTATGCTGTAGTAGATGCTTGGCTTAGTAATGGATACAAGTCCGCAGAAGCATACCAATCAGTTTATCCTAACTGCAAAGATAGAAAAGCTGCTATGGATAATTTTTGTAAGATTAAAAGTATTCCACAAATTAAACAATATATAGCAGAACAAAGGCAAGCAGCATTTGAGTCTAAGTGTATTGATTTAACAAGAGTAACAGAAGAAATAGCAACTATGGCTTTTTGTCCTAAAGGTGATGAAGCTATTCCCGCCTCTGTTAAATTAAAGGCATTAGAAATGTTGCAAAAGGCAATGAGAGAAGATGCCAAACTACAACAAGAGGCTAAAGATGAAATTGTTATAGGATTAGAAGGTGAGGAAGATGAAAATAACTCTGAAGAAGAATCTGTTCAATAAATCTTATCTTCCTTATCTAACAGACTATTCCAAGAGGTATGAAATCTATTATGGCGGGGCTGGCTCAGGAAAGTCAAAGTATATTACTCAAAAACTAATCTTTAAATGTTTAAAAAGTAAAAGAAAAGTATTAGTTTTAAGAAAAGTCAACCGCACAACTAAGAACTCAACTTTTCAGCTTTTGTTGGATACATTAAGTGATTGGAATATACTTAATAAATGTAAGGTTAATAAAACTGATTTTTCTATCCAATTACCTAATGGCTCTTGTTTCATTTGTATGGGTTTAGATGACCAAGAAAAATTAAAATCTATTGCGGGAATTACTGATGCATGGCTAGAAGAAGCTACTGAATTTACTCAAGATGACTTTAACCAAGTTGATTTGAGAATAAGAGAAAGAGTAGACAATAGCCAGATAATTTTAAGTTTTAACCCAGTTAGTAAAGCTAATTGGTGCTATTTAGAGTTCTTTAAACCTGATGCCAGTTTAGAGGATTTTAGAAGCGGTTGCCGCATAATTCAAACCACATACAAAGATAATAGGTTTCTTCCTAAAGAATATGTTGATTCTTTGCTTTTGTTAAAAGATACTAACCCTGTGTTTTATAAGATATATGCAGAGGGTGAGTTTGGTAGTTTGGATAAACTTGTATATTCTAATTGGCAGAGTTTTGATTTTGATTATAAGAAGATTAAGGGTGTAAACTGTTTTGGACTGGACTTTGGCTACACTAATGACCCAACCGCACTTATTTCCACTGTTGTTAGTGAAGAGGAAAAAAGAATTTATATTTATAATGAGTGGGGCGGGACTGGTTATTTAAATGATGAGATTGCTGATAAACTTATAGAGTTTGGTTTATCTAAGTCTACTATTGTAGCTGATAGTGCAGAACAAAAGAGTATTGAAGAGATTAAAAGAAAGGGAGTAAGAAGAATTATTCCCTGTACTAAAGGTCCAGATTCTATATTACAAGGTATTCAAAGGGTACAACAGTATGAGATAATTGTTCACCCTAGTTGTGTTAAGACTATTGAGGAATTGCAGAATTATGCTTGGACAAAAGATAGAGCAACTAATGAATATATCAATAAGCCTGTTGATAAATTTAATCACTACTTAGATGCTTTGAGATATAGTATGCAATGTATAGATGATAGACCTAGATTGCAAACAATGGATAAAAGTATATTATTTTAAAGGAGAATAATAGATGTTTAGATTAAATAGCAAAGATGAACTTACTCCTGAACTAATCAAGAGAATGGTTTATAAGTTTAGACAGTTAGACTTACCTAGATTGATTAAACTTAAAGATTATTACTTGAATAAAACAGATATTTTAAAGAGGGTACAAGCAGACCCTACAAAACCTAATAATAAGGTTGCTCATCCATTTAGTCAGTATATTACTGATACTTTATGCGGCTACTTTATGGGTGAGCCTGTTACTTATAGTGGTTCAGAAGCAGGTATTGATGAATTAAAGTTAGTTTTTGAATATAATGATGAACAAAATGAAAATATGGAACTAGCTAAGAATTGTTCTATTTATGGTAGAGCTTGGGAGTTGATGTATATTGATAGTGATGGCGCAATCCGCTTTACTAGTATAGACACAAAAGAAATTATCCCTATTTATGGAGCAACAATAGAAGATGAACTAGTTGCTGTTATAAGATTCTATGATGAATATAACATCATTAAAGATGCTATGGAAACAATAGTAGAAGTATATACAGATAAAGAAGTGATTAGATATAAAGCCTCTACTACACTGGATACATTGCAGCTTATAGACAGCCAGCCGCATTTCTTTGGTTGTGTTCCTTTTGTTGAATATAGAAACAATGATGATATGACTGGTGATTTTGAAGGAGTTATATCATTGATTGATGCTTATGATGCTCTTGTTTCTGATGATTTAAATGACTTTGAATATTTCTGTGATGCTTACTTAGCATTATATGGTTATACCGCTGATGCTGATGATATTAAAACAATGAAAGAAAACAGAGTTCTTTTAATGGATGAAAATACAAAAGCAGAGTGGTTAACTAAAGATGGAGATAGTGCGGGAGTTGAAACTACTAAACAAAGATTAGAGAAGGATATTCATAAGTTTAGTAAGACACCTAATAGCAGTGATGAGAACTTTGGCGGCAATACATCTGGTGTAGCAATGAAGTATAAGTTGTTAGGTACAGAGAACCTTGCTTCTATTAAGGAGAGAAAGTTCAAGAAAGGCTTACAAAGAAGATTAGAGATTATTAGTATTATCTTTAGCCTTACAAGAAAAGCTAGCCTAGACTGGATGGGTGTTGACATAATCTTTACTAGAAACTTGCCTGTAAATGAAGACGATATAAGTACACTAGTTCAGAATCTTAATGGCATTGTGTCTAAGAGAACTTTACTTGGACAGTTACCTTTTATTGAAGATGCTGATAAAGAATTAGAACAGTTACAAAAGGAAACTGAATCAACTATTTATTACACAGCAGGAGTTAATCCAACTGTTTTAAATAAAGAAGAAGATAGTGAGGTAGAATAATGAATTGGGCAGCCGCACACAAAATAAACAATAATGCTTTTAAGATTGGTGCTGGCTGGGAAGCTAAAGTAATGCAGATGTTTATAGTGTTATCAAAAGATAATGAACTTAGTTCTACTGATATTGCTTTACTCTTGTCCTTCATTCAGCAAGAGCTAGATAAGATAGCACAAACTGAAATAGAAGCTTTAAACAATGCACTTACTTTAGCTTATGGTTATTCATTAAATGCCACACTAGGTGAATTAAATGATGTTGGCTTTACTATTCCTTCTCTTGCTCTTGGTTATAATACTAATTGGTGCAAGGATGGTAAAGACTATAATCAAAGAATTATAGCTAACATGAATGGTATTAAACAAGAAATACAAGGCTTACTGCTAGGATGGAAAGGAGATGACCCAATAGTTCTGATGGGTTTACTTCATGATATTCTTACAAAAGCAGAAAATGAATGGAAAAGATTAATCAGAACAGAATTAGAGGCGGCTTCAGTTCAAGGCTGTAGAGATGCAAACTTAATGAAGGGTGCAAGATATGCGGTAATTGAGAATGATAGCCCCTGTGATGAGATATGTGCGGAAATGGTTGGTGAACATGAAGTATCTCTTTATGGTACTTTAGGTATTGACTTGCCGCCTTATCATCCTAATTGTCAATGTGTTTTTTTAGGAATTTTTGGACAAGACTAAATAAAAGAATACTGAGATTTTTCATAAATAAGTAGAGACAAGTAAATAGGATAGTAACAAAATAATTAAAATATGAGGGATTCCATAAGATTAACTCTTCTTAGAGGGAATTAAAAGGAATGTACTCAGAAGGAGAGTAAATAATTATGGCAGATGTAGAGAATACAAATACTACTCAAGAAGTAGAAACTAAGAACCAAGATAATAAAGAAACTAAGACT